ATTGTTGTTGGCCTCCATCGGGTTCGTTGCGATGTCGGCTGCCTGCAAGTAAGACTTGACACCGTTGTTGTTGACGTTGAGTCCCGAAGGATTGGAAGGTGTGAGTCCTGAGAATCCGCTCACGCTAGTGACTTCTGCGCCACCACCTGTGTCGAAGGAGACCGACTTGTCGTTGAGTCGGCGAGCGTCTCTGTTGAGGAAGTTGGTTCCATCGAATCCACCGTACATGAAGTTGGTGAACTTGGCGTATCCAGAGAACCTGTTGTAGACGGACGCCGACTGAGACGAGAGGAGAGTCGCGAGCGTCATTCTCCTTCTGCTGCCCGAAGTCGTGTCTGTGATCGTGTAATCGGTGCTGTCGACGCTAGCATTTCTAATGTAGGCAGCCTCTCTCATGTGGTTGTTGATGGAACTCGTGAGATCGTTGACCGACGTGTTGTAGAGAGCGACCTTTGCAAGCGTGAACTTGTTGTTGTGAAGGTCGTTGGCAGTCGAACCTGTCACAAGAGCATCCAGCTTCTTGATGCCACAGAACTTGGTGAGTGACTCAAGAAGTGGGTTCTTCTCATTGACGACGTTGGCATTGAGAACGTCTGTCGCAGTGGCAGACGAAGCGGTGCTTGACCTCTCGAACTTAACGCCCCAGTAGTAAGAGACGTTAGCTTGCTCCTTTGTGCCAGGCTGTCCTATGAATGTCAAGCCTGTGCTAGCCACCTCGCCTCTCGTGACCTTGAACCTGTGCGGGACAGGTGGCATGAAGGAGCTGGTGACGTTCGTTACCGACAACTGACCATAGAGTCTAGAGCTCGAAGGCGCAAGGGTATCTGTGATCTTTGTGAGCGGGTTGACGTTGAGGACCTCAGGACCCTTGAAACCGAAAGGAACTGCCTCAACTGGCACATTACCTGCTTCGATCTCAGGATTCATGACGATTCTGACGTATCTTGAGTTGTTTGAATACTTGCCTGTGGCGACGAGTCGCTTCTCAGATGGATTGACAGCGTCGAAGTTGAAGTAGACCTTTCTGTCACCCACGAGCTTCGCCACATAATTCTCAGAATTCGGGTCCAAGGAACAGTTGGTGAATTGTTCGATTACAACTGGGCTGTTATCAGTGTCATTCCAATCGCGGATCTGAACGTTGAATGTGCCGTACTTGTTTGCTGGGTTCGTCGAGGCCTTGATGTTGCTGATGGAGACCTTGTAGAGCGCATTTGCATACTCACCGTCATCCAAAGCCTCGAACTTGAAGAGGTCGTACTCAGTCTTTCCAAAAGGCTGGGAGATGAAGTAGGTCGTCTGCGGAGCTGTGTATCTCGTGTCGTACCTGCCGAACACCTCTCTAAACGTCTTGTTGTCACCGTTGACTGTTGTGTTTGACGATCCAGAAAGAATGGCGACTGTCGCTTCGTTCGCCACAGAGGCGATGTTGAAGTCGACCGCAAAGTCTCCGTGCAAGTAGTGCTGCTCTTGGACGAACTTATCTGGGTCTCTGTTGAGAACTTTTGCGAAGTAATCCTTGTCAGACGGGTCAAACGATGCTGTGAGGATCTTCACACCTGGCGAACCATCAGAGGTCGAGAACGAAGATCCGAGAGAAGACGAGATGACGATCTTGAACTTGCCTGTAACGTCGGCCTTCGTGTCGTCGTTCACGGATGCGTTAAAGGTCTGTGTGATTGTTGAGCTTGAAAGCACCATCACTCTCGCCGTCGATGGCGTCATGATGAGGCCTCTTACGAGGTTAATCGATGACTGACCGTTGACCGTGTCGTTATCGTCAAACATCGGCATGCCAATAGAGCCATTAGCCGAGAGGGTGTGATTTGCGACCAACAATTGAACGAGTCCTGTGTGACGTGAGTCACCAGCAACTGCAGGAGATGCACCAGGTAGTTTGAATCCTGCGTTCCTGACATATCCGTAGTTGAGTGTAGCATCAAGATCTGCATCTGTGTAGTTCGATCCTGCTCCGAGAACTCTTATGTAGGTCAATGCTGCCCTGTGCTTGAGGAACTCGTTGACGGCATAAGGACCAAACTGCTTCGGATCGAGATCTCCGAAAACTTGAATGAACTCATCGAAGTTGGCAACAGTCACAGGAACGAAAGCAGGTCCCTTGTTAGAGGTACCGATCACGGCTGCCGGGACGCCCACAGGTCCAGTGATAGTTGGCGCGGAAAGGTCAATCTCACGCTCGTAAAAGTTGGGCGCCTTAAAAGTCTGCTCGGCCATTATCTAATCTCCTTCAGTCTGTGATTCTTCGCATAACTATCACCGACAAAGTCAGGAAGATTTACTTTGTAACCACAATTTCGAGACCGTCCAGGTGAGCACCTGAGAAAACAGTTTCTCCTTTAGAGTTTGTGCTGACTACTTTCACAGAGTGACCTCGAGGCAGCGTCTTGCTTGCAGGATCTTCCGAGTCAGCCACGGGATCGTTAACGTCTTGTAGAACTGGGTAGACCTTCTGTTGTCTCCAACCCACAGATCTTTGATCAGGTCTATTGTTCTGTTGAAGATCAAGAGGAAGTGTTGGATCGTCAGAACCGAGAACGTACTTGTCTTCTTCTTCAGTCTTAGACATGTCGACAGTCGAAGCTTCGAAGTATATCATGGGAGAAGAAACGTACCTCTTTATTGGAACGGGTGCACCCGGTGCAGATGTGGCAAAAAAATATGCAGGTACAGTGACACTGAAAGTGTTCTTAATGAACCTCTCCTGCTGAGACATGTCGTCGAAGTTGGTCTCAACGGTGAAAGAACCGTCGTCGACCTTCGCTACGAACCAGTAACCTTTGTTGGTCTCTATCTTCCAAGACTGTGCCTGTGGAAGGAAAGAACTGAATATCTTTTCAATTATCTGATTTGTGTGCTGTGTGTATTGAGTCCAGACTGTGATCTCATACTTCGCAGTGTAGAACTGCGGCATGGGCACGACGATCGTCTCGTACACGTTGTTGGTCCTGTTGGGAGTGAGATACGCACCGTCTTTTACGAACTTCTCGTTCTTAAGCTGTCCGGTTGCTCTATCCGTGTAGACTGGGCTTCCTGACTTAGACTCAGAAAGTCCTTCCTGATTAGGCAAAAATAGTCTGTTTATTAAATTTTGATAATTCCTGTCTGACTTGTCGAGGCGGCGGCGGACTGTCAGTTCTCCCAATTGCTGGTTTATTCCCCTTCCAACGACGTCTTCTGAGACAGTTTGATTCATCTCTGTTCTCATTATAGTGATCAGAGGAAGCAGAAGTGTGTTGTTCTTGTCTCTCAGCAGTCTGCCTCTCTTCAACATGGCCCACTTCTCACCTGCTGCGAAGATGACAGGAACCTTCTTCATAGAGGCAGAATCAATACCTCCATACTGTGCACTAATCTCTTTATCAAACAAATTGAAGATGCCGACGTCAACGTCTTCTATTCCGCATGAAGGTATTGTGATGTCAGGAACACCGTTTGAATTCTCATAGCCAGACGGAAGAGGTAACTGTTGATAGTTTTTTCTGGAGTCGTTCTTAAATCTAGTCGACATTCTTTACCTCATTCGTCGTAGAAAGCGTTGCCGACATCATCAGGATCGCCTTTACCTGAGACCTCTTTGGGCCCTGTCAATGGCTCCTCAAGAACGCCGACTTCAACAAGGTCTCTCTTATCCCCCGTTAGATTGCCATCCTTGTCGGTCGACTTTCCTCTCTGCTGATAGAAGTCTTGCTGAACAGCGTCAGCGTCTGTGTAACTGATATCTGTAGGTCCCTTGAGAGGAGCGTGGAAGAGTCCCTCGCGGGCCTTGACGCCAATGAGACGTACACCGTCCTTATGCTCAGGCATGCCATAGATGTTTCTCATGAAGTTTCTCTCTGTGATCTCATAGAAGATGTCAGAGAAAGAGAAGAAGTCACCGATGTTGACATTGATACCTTTGTCGACCAGGTCCCTGTATTGAATGTATACTTCGACTTTGAACTGAGTGTCAATACCAAACTTGTCGATCTTCGTGTCGTTCTGAAAGTTGCTGTCGACGAACGCATCAATGGCTATAGGATTGTCGTAGACCTTCTTCAACGCCTCGTTGTAGACGCCGTGGGTCTTCGTCTTCAGTTCCGAGATGGGATAGTAGTAGATCTTCTGGCCCACCACGTCCTTGATTATCTCTTTCGTGATGTCAGATATGAAGTTTATCTCTCTAGGAGTGATGAAAAGGCGTGCCATCGTTCATCATCCAATCTTAATCGCATGCCCCTTCGGCATCGGTACGTAGCGAAGTTGCTTGTTTAGTGACTCTGCTGCAGCAGCATCAGCCTCGAGGAGCTTTTGATGTGTGAGCTGCCCCAAAAATTCTTTCATTTGCGTGACGAGTTTATCCTTGTCCTCACGACCTTGACTCACGAGAGCCTCACCGTTGAGTTGCAGGTCTGCGTTTGGAATGGGAATGTTCTGGAACTTGGACCTAATGAGACCGAGAAGTTCACGTGCCAAAGCAAGGCAATACTGCCTAATCCATTGGCGACCTGGTTGATTTATCGTTGTAAACGGTATGTTTCCGAGAGGCATGTTCTGTGCACCAGAGACGCCGTATACGGTCTGATCGCCATAGGCCGAAGGTGACAGAGGATTCTGTGGCGGTAGAACCTTGCAATATAGTTTTCCTGTCTGCAAGTCTGTGACGGGTATCGGGTAGATCCTCAGCTTGCTTCCCATGATCTCATAGGAATAGTGTGACCTCCTCACCCTGAATGCAGACTCCAACATTCCTCTCCTGAGGACGTCCTCGAAGATTGGAAGGACGTAGAAGATGGAGGAGTTTACGTAGGACTCATAGTTGAAGTTGGTGGCGAGGAAGTTGGTGATGTTGCTCGCGTTGAGGAGAAACTGTTGCGCAGCGAGAGGCTCCATGTGGAAGAGCTCCACGACGCGGAGCTTACCCTTCTGTCCCGTCAAATTGTCGTAGACATTGCTGCCAGAGACAATGTCCTTGAGGTCCCTATAAATGTCATAATCTTGCTGACCTGACACTAGGTCGAAATATCCGAATATTGCGTTCTCAGACCCACCCACGAAAGCGTTAGTGGCATAAGGCTCTGCCATTCTGAGTAGATACTCAAGCGAGCGCTGTGTGTATCGATTAGTCAGGTCAGCCGAGCCTGTCTGTGCTCCGAGGACGTTCGTCAGCTCGGAAACGATCTTTGTCTCGTGGATCAGACGTGAGTACTCGCACACTGCCTCTTCAAAGCACGCCCATATCTCCTTCTTCGTCAACTCGACAGAGAGAACATCGTCTCCAAGTTTGCGCTTGACGTACGTGACCATGGCGTCTGCCTCTGTCTGAAAGGCAGCGTCAGAATCGAAAAATCCAAATGGCGTCGGAGACACCGTGTTGACGAAAGTGGCCATGAACTACACCTATCCGTCGGATAAGTATGTATTCATCAAGGATTTGGTCTCAGCCGCCGTGAGCTTTTATGGCCCGCTCCTGACGCTCAGCGCCCGATCGACTACTGTGAGTACCGAGGCGGCGGCGCTTGCCGTTCTTCTTCTTGCTCTTAGTGTAGAGGCACCAGTCTTTTCCGCACTTGCGAATGATCTCTACTATCAGTTCGCGTAGGAGTGTTTCAGTCACTTACCGAACTTTTCCTTGAGAGAACCTGGATTTGCTGCGACAGTCTTCTTGAGGAAAGTGTCCTTCAGCGAACCAGCAACAGGAGGCGGAGGCGGTGCCTGCTCTACTTGAATCTTCTGTGGCGCGGGAGCAGCTACTTCAGACACAGCTTTCTGCTCAGGCCTCTGTTCAAACTTGATTGTAGAAACAGGCGGCACCGCTGGGCGTGACGCAACAACTGGGATGGCTGTGACAGTGACTTCTGGAACAGCAGCCTTGCGAACAACCTGGATCGCCTCAGCGACTACAGAGAGCGTCTTCTTAAAGTTGATGTTAAACTGGAGGGGTGCGAAGTACCTGTTGTCAACGAGGACCTCAACACGTGCGTTGTAGGTTCCTTCTGTGATCTTCTTGTCCATGCGAGGAAGGGTGAACTGGACAACTTCGTCCTCACCCGTTCCATAACCCTTGAACATGTAGGCGAAGTCCTCACCCTCACAGACGAGTCTCACCTTGGCAGGAGCAGCAGCGGCTCCCTCCATCTTGATCTTAAAAGTGAGATCGTTACTCTCTTCTAGGTCTAGCTCTATTGTTTCGGTCAACGGTTCCATCGCTGATACATATTACTCACTTTATTCTCTTTACCGTGATCTTGATGTCTTCCCAAGCAGATCTCACCCTCACAGACGCTCGCTCGAGGACCTTCACAGCTATCTGCGTTGCAGAAGAAACTCTCACCTTAATTGAGCCTTGGATAGGGACGGTGGGTTTCTCGTCATTTATCCTGATAAGCTTGGCCCATACGACGACCTCTTGTAGCTCCTGAAGGGCACGCTTCGTTCCGCTCTGTCCAGCACGGATGATTCGTACGGCCTGCTCCTTTATGGCGCGAAAGAATCCACCGTATCCCATCGTGATCATGGACGCCCTTCCTGGAACGCCCGGGGTTCCTCGAGTGGGTCCCATGCCTCGAGTGATGATACGGTTTCCGATGGTCACTAGACCCTCGTTCTCTCGAAGACTGCGTCCATCGTCGGGTTGCCTGCGTCGTCGAAGAGGTTGAAGCGAGCGACCTCTGTAGAATTGTCTTCCTTGAAGAATATCATCTGATTGCCGACAATTCTCCAGCGTCCGAACTGTATGTCGTAGACTGAATTGAGGGTACCTGTCATCGAAGTGACGACGTCGTAGATCGAGTCTATCTTCGCAGTGTCGATGGCAGCAGCGGTCACGTTGTACTCGTCGGTCGCATAGGAAGCAGACGTGAAGAAGTGAGTACCGGTGTCCCAGAGGACTTGACCTGAAAAGCTGTCGGGGAATGTCACGTAAGCCGCATAGATACCAGGTGCCGTCTGATACACACCCGAAGTCGTCCTAGACAGAACGATTGAGCCCGTCTGGTCCAGTAATTGATAACCGACTCCCAGAGAACCTGTCGCGTCAGCTTTCAACTTTCCAAAATTAACGTTCTTGAGGAGAGACTGCGGCATTGTCCTGATTATACTTCTTTCTAGATCTCTAAGTATAAAGCATAAAAAATGCGCGGGCTATTAAACCCACGCATTTCATATCAAACAAATTTTTCAGAATACTGGTGTTTCGCCTTGAGGTGTTGCTGCAGTCGGTGCCTGAGGCTGTTCGGCAGGTCTAAAGACTGCAATTGCGTCGGCGACGAGTGACGCCTGCTCGAGCGTGAAAGCGCCGCGGGCCTGTGCGAGTCTCGCAGCTTCTACTAATATGTTAAGTGCTCTGTTCTGCTTCTCTACCAATTCATTGTCCATGTGTTTCACCTATGCTGTTTGCAAACGTTAAGAAATTAAACACACAATCGGGTGCGTAAACCCTTGAACGTGCATTATAATTACACAGCATGGCACAACACTTCTCTCCTAGAATCGTGACAGATGGGATGGTCTTGTGTCTTGACGCAGGAAACAGAGAGAGCTATCCTGGGAGTGGGTCAACGTGGAGCGACGTGAGCGGTAACAACAACAATGCCACCTTGGTCAACTCTCCTACATACACAGCGTCAAACGTGGGTGCTATATCTCTGAACGGCTCGAATCAATACGCAACGATACCTGTATCTTCTACTATGAAACCTGCAACTGCACTGACGCAGGAAGTGTGGGTCAGATTAAACAGTCTCGACCTGCAGGTGTTCTTCGCCTTGCAATACGGAACAAGTTCGAACAACGCGTATTGTCTATGGTATCAAGACAGTCTATTAAGATGTGCAATTAATACTTCTGGTGTTTTTAACAGTCTCACAAGCATAGCATTGTCCACGGGTGTCTGGTATCATTTGGTTCACTCGTGGAACGGAACTACCAGATCTCTGTACGTCAATACAACTTTGGTCGCCTCAGAGTCGAGGACGGGAACGATATTCTACGATTCTTCAAACACTTTAGCAACCATTGGAATCGACTACGAGGGTGCTGGATATAACGCTGGTGCGAGCTGGTACACTAATGGTTCGATGTCGCAAGTAAGACTATACAACAGAGGACTTTCTCTCGCAGAAATACAGCAAAACTTCAATGCGTCTCGCGGGAGGTTTGGAATATAACATGGCACAACATCATTCGCCAAAGATCACCACGAGCAATTTAATTCTTTATTTGGATGCAGGAAACAGAGAGAGCTATCCGGGAAGCGGCACTTCGTGGAGAGGTCTTCAAAGCGGTTATAACGGGACTCTTGTAGGCAGTCCCACATACAACCCCAGCCGCTTAGGTTATCTGACGTTCAGTGGCACTTCACAATATGCAACAATCGCGTCTAATTCAGTTTTTGCTTTTGGAACTGGGAATTTCACGATAGACTGCTGGGTCAACTACAATTCTTTGGCACCTACAATCTCTTCCATAATGAATGCAACAACGAGTACTAATACAGCAGCTTCAAATCTCTGGTGGTTCGGTTACTACAACACTATAGCCGGGATAACGTTTGGACAACACATTACAGGTGCCACGTCTTACGCGGTTTGGACACCTCAGCTTTCTACGTGGTATCATACAGTTGCCCGCAGAACGAGCGGAGCAATGTCTTTTTACATAAATGGAGTAAGTTTGGCAGTTACAAATCCTTCAGCACACAGCGCAGTGAGTTGGTCTCAAGTTGGATTATCTGTTGCAATGGTCGCCACGCCTTACTACTTAAACGGAAGCGTCGCAAGTTGCAAAATTTACAACAGATCACTTAGTAATGATGAGATCACTCAAAACTTCAACGCACACAGAGGAAGGTTCGGAGTCTGATGGCAAGTTCGTATTATCCAAGATTGGTCACAGACGGCATGGTCTTGTGTCTCGACGGCGGGAACAGAGAGAGCTATCCAGGAAGCGGCACTTCGTGGACGGACTTGAGCGGAAACAATAACAACGGAACGCTAGTGTCGTCTCCCACCTATTCTGCAAATAATTTGGGCTATCTCACGTTCAATGGATCGACTCAATACGTGGCAGGAACAATTGCTAGCGTATCAACTTGGAGCATAGGACTCTGGTACATCTCGACCAACATCTCTTCAGCTGTTGTTTATTACCCATTTGGAATAGGCGGAACTACAGGCCTTGGTTTCGGAGGAACCAGTGATGTGAACACGAATGGTCGTTGGTATTTTTTCGACGGAACGACTAGCGTGACAGTTGCTAACGGGTTCAGTGCTGCTGCCGTCTCTATTAACACGTGGTAT